AATAGTTTATTTTTTGGAAAAAATAAATTAATTAAAGGAGATGAATTATTAAAGAAAGCCCCACATTTAAGAATCTTTTATTTATGGAGATGTACAGATGGGATATATGGCTGGGAGCATCGTAGTAGTGAGTATGATGTTTTAAGAAAAGGAAGAAATGACAGAGGTAAAGATGAATATGATGAATGTATAGATATTAAACAAATAAATATTAAATCATTAAAAAATCTATTAGACAATATAAATGGTGGAGAAGACAACGGTGAGCTATAAAGGTAAGAAAAAGAAAATCCCTAAATCTTATGTAGGAAATCTTAAAGGTAAAGAAAAGAAGGCACAAGTTAAAAGTATTATGGAGAATAAAGAAAGACCTAAAACAAGTGAAAAACCCAGAAAATCAAAATGGACAATAATGTTTGATAAAAAGTATGGAGCAGAGATAGATAAATTAAAGGGAGGTAGAAGTAAAAGAAATATAGCTAAAGTTACTGGCATCCCCTTTAAAGCTATAGATGAAGTTTATAAGAAGGCAGAAGGGGCTTATTATAGTGCTGGCTCAAGACCTAATCAATCACCACAGAGCTGGGCATACGCTCGAGTGTATAGCTATATATTAGGCGGTAATGCGAGGAAAGTAGATAAGGCTATAACAGAAAAATACAAGGTCAAGTTTGCAAAATAAAAATCTATTATAGATTATATAAATGAAGAAATATATTAAAGGTGACATTCATGAAGTTATTAAAGATATAGAAGATAATAGTATAGATTTTATTTATACTGATCCTCCTTTCTCAACTACAAATGCTAAATGGGATGATGGATTAAAATGGGCTACATTATTCACAGATATGTGGAGAGTTTTAAAACCTAATGGTATTATAGCGTTATATGCTTCTATGCCATTCACTTATGAATTATTAAAACATGAAACACCTAAATATCATTACTGCTGGAAAAAAAATAACTCAACTCTATTTTTATCAGCTAAATATCAGCCATTAAGAAATATAGAAGAAATATTTATTTATTATAAAAAGCGTGGTACATATAATCCCCAGATGGAGGGAGATGAAGTAATATTAAAACATTATGGAGGCAAACATAATGGACAAAATTATTATGGTATAGATAGTAATGATAAACAACCATCTAAAGAAGAAGCTATTAAAGGAGCTCATAAAGGAAAATATCCTACATCTTTAAGAGAGTGGGATATAGCAAGAAAAAGAGGAGGAATAACTCGAACAGATGAACAGATAGATTATTTTATTAAAACATATAGTAATGAAGGTGATACTATATTAGATATGACTTGCTGTGATAGATATGTAGGGGATAGAGCAGAAGCATTAAATAGAAATTATATAGGTGTAGATCTTAATATGGATTTTTTAGAAGGCATAACTAAATAACCATTAGATTCATCATTATCAATTATTTTTAATTTAAGTAAAGCAAATAAACAAGAAATAAAGTATTCATGGTCACTCCTTCTTATAGGCTTTTTATTTTTCTTTCTAATATGTATAAGCTTGCAAAAATGTGTTAATGTAAAAATGATTTGTTTAATATTTAATTTTTCTCTCATGGATTTTAATATTAAGTATTGACCTTGATATTCATATCTTTTAAAAGTTTTTTTTTTAGTTAATGGGAATGAACTAATAAGTAATCCTTTATAATATAAATTAAGTGAGCCATCGCATCCATTATATACTGTCATTTTCTCTATATATAATAATATAGATAATATTTAAGTATTATTAATCTATTTTTATGCTAATAATCCCTTTTTATGCTGTTTTATGGGTATTTAAAGGTATTAATTTTAAAATTAATACTTCTTTAAGTGTTATTTAGGGTATAATTAAGGATTATAGAGGCTATTTATATGTATATATTAAGTATAATTTAAGATTATATCAAGAATTTAAGTTATTTTAATTTAAAAAATGCGTTAATTCACTAAAATTATTTTCTATATTATAGTATAAAATGGATAGAGAAAAAGTATTTAAAAAAGAAACAACAAATACAATCAAAGAGAATAAAATGAATAACAATAATATAAACATGTATTTTAAAGATTTTAAGGGACAGAGTAATTTTAATGCTGTGCTTGATCCCTTCACTAAAACTACTAAAAATGAATTAGAGGCAATGCTTCTAAATAGTAAAGACCATAAGAATTATTATTTCGAATGGACAGATTATAAATCTAAAGTAAAACCTTTTTATGATGTAGATGCTTTTTTTAAAGATGAAGAAAAATATGAATCTAATAAAGAAAAAATTAAATGTACCGTTTTAGAAATCCTAAAGAAATTATACCCAGACACAGATATAGCTATTAGCTCCTCTCATGGTAAGAAGATTAAAGAGAAAACTGTTAATAAGAAAAGAATTAAGATAGATGGATATGCTATATCTTATCATTTTGTATGCTGTGATTATGAAACTACCATAGAAGGTTTAAGAGAGTTTAATGAGAAAAATAATTTATATGATTTAGAGTTTGATTTTGCAACTGAATGGAATGAAAAGAAAAAGAAAGAAGTAAATATTAAAATGTTTGATAAGGGTGTTTATAGGGATGGTGGTAATATGAGATTTTTATACTGCTATAAACCTAATGACTCGAGACAGAAAATACCAGAAAATTATGCTGAAAGATATATGCTTACTAAACATATTATCCAGAGCACAGATGCTACTAATTACTGGAAAAGAAAAATGCCTAAAGCTTCACCACCAGTCTCACCTACTACCAGTGATGAAGAAGTAGAAGAAGTAAAAGAAGTAAAAGAAGTAAAAGAAGATGATGATATGATGGAGTTTGTACCAGCTAAAAGACAATATAACGCAGAAGAAATTAGAAGTATTTTAGAAATACTACCAGATGAATGTTATGAATATGATACATGGATTAAGGTAGGTATGGCAATACATAATATCACTGAAGGTGATAGTATAGGTGCTGGTCTATATTTAGACTGGTCTAAAAAAGATGAAGATAATTATGATTATGAAGCCATCAGTAAAAACTGGAACTACTGGAAGAAAAAGAAAAGCGGTAAGAAATTAGGTATGACATTTTTAAATAAATTAAAAACTAAATATCAACCTAAATGTAATAAATCATTAGAAGCTGTTTTTATCTCTGGACTATCTAATGTAGAGTATGGACTTACTATTACTACTGCTAAAAAAGTTATGCTTAATGAAATGAATAATAGAGTTATTTTTGTTAAGGAGACTGGTGATTATATTATTTTAGATAAGAAGATAGTAAGAAAAGAAAATGAAGAATTAATTACTGTACCGTGCTGGTATTTAAAAACTGCCACTAAAGCTAAAGACCATTTCGTAAAAGAGAAGTTTAGCTTCACTCATAAAAATGGTCAGCCAGATGAAGATGATGATGAGGATGATGATAAAGCAGAAAAAACTACTATCCGTGTAGATCCTTTTAAAGAATGGTGCGAATGGACAGACCGTAAAGAAGTAAGAGCTATAGGGTTTGACCCTCGAGATAATGCTAATAGTGATTTATTTAATCTGTGGAATGGATTTAATATTAGTCATGAAGTAGCTGATAGTTATGATGAAAAAGATGCTGAACCCATTTTGCAACATATTAAGGAGTTATGGTGTAGTGGTGATGAAAACGCATATAATTATGTGATGGATTATTTTAGTCATATCATCCAGAAGCCTCATATTAAGACTGGTGTATTACTGGCACTAAAATCTAAACAAGGTGGAGGTAAAGGTATTATCCTTGATAAACTGGCACAGATTATAGGTGATAATCATTATGCTCAAAACAGTAATGCTAATTTTCTATTTGGTGATTTTAATGGACAACTGGAGGGTAAGATTTTAATTAATCTGGATGAGGCTTTCTGGGGAGGTGATAAGAAATTAGAAGGAGTTATTAAAAATAAAATTACTGAAAAAAGACAGACTATTAATAAAAAGAATAAGGAGAACTATATGGTAGATTGTTATGCTAATTATATTATTACTACTAATAATGACTGGTTTGCTGGTACAACTGAAGATGACAGACGCCATTTTTGTTTAGAACTAAATAATAAACTATCTGGTAGAATGACTGAAGAAACATTAGAACATGTTAAACCAGTATTAGATGCTCCGTGTGAAGCTTTTGCAAAAGTATTATATAACAGAGATATTAGTGATTTTAAACCTCGTATTTTTAAGAAAACTAAATTACTACAAGAACAAGTAGAGAGAAACTGGAATAGTCCTAAAGTATGGTATAATAATGTTATGAAGGATGGAGGATTCGAATATAATGGCAGATTTATAGAATGGGGTAAAACATTAAAGTTTTATGAGAATACTGGTTATGAGACTAAATATGGATTAGAAATTAAAAATAAGAAGAAAGAGAAAAAGGTAGTTTATAGTAAGGACTGGCTATATAAATGTTATGAGAATCATAGTTATGATGGGCGTAAGTTTATGGATAGTGCTTTCTGGCGTGAGATCCAGAAAAACTGTATGGGAGACTTATATGAAGATAAAAGAATAGTAGTTAAGAAGGAGCGTAAGATTCATGTATTTCTCCCATCTTTAGAAGAAGCCAGAAAGAGATGGAATGAACTACAAGAATATGAATATAATTATGGTGAGGAGGAGGAGGATGAGTGGGAGGTGGATGATGGGTATGATATGAGTAGTGATGAAGAATAAATTAATATTTTCTTTTAGTTTTAGTAGTTTTATTAGTTTTATAATTATCAAAAATTTTATCTGGTTTTATCTTTTTATCATTATCTAAATCTTTTTTAATATCAATCTGTATTTTATCATGATTGGTGATTTGTTTAACGAGAGTATTTTTAACTTTTTTCTTTTTAGGCATATTATAATAAAATAATATATTTTTTTTTATTAATTTATTTTATATTTATATAATATAAAATGAGTTTAGTAATCACATCTAATATAGGTACAGAGAACACACCAGCACTATCTAATGTTTTTAAACCTTATTCATACCAGAATAGGCTTTTAAATACCATGAAGATCCCAGCGAATAGTGAGATTGCTTTGCAAAGTGCTAAAATTAATAAAAATGGTTTATTTGTTTTAGATAGGACTAATAGTGGCTTCTGTCAGTATTTTGGCACACCAGTAGAAGAGCTCCATAATGATAATATAGAAAATAGCACTACTGTCCCATTTAGAGCTGTTATAGGATCTGGTGAAGCCTTTAGAGCTGGGGATGTTAAAAATGAAGTTAATATAGATGATATGGTGGGAGAAATCCAGAAAGGTATTAATGAAGCCACCTTTCATCCATCATTAATTACTGGGGCTAATACTACTGGTGTAGTAGTTAGTGCTAAATATGATAGTAGCAGTGAAGTATTTGAGGGATTCACATTTGTAGCTACACAGCAGACTGCTAAAACTACCAGAAATGCGGCAGATATAGTATGGACTGGTATTAATAAAAATGATGATGATGTTACTTATGCCTTCACACAAGCAGCTGGGAAAGTAACATCAACAACGCAGTCTGGTTTTATAGTACAAAATCAAGAATATCCATTATCTCAAAATAGTGGAGAAGCTATATTTAATTTTAGTGATGCTAATACCGCTGGTGGCAACTGGATGTGTGGATTATCTCGAATTAATAGAGCAAGAGATATAGGAGCTGGTGATTATGAATATTCGCCTACTTATTTCTCTCCTCCAGCACAAAATAGTCAGCTACGAAGAGGTGTATATGTAGGTAATCAGCTACGGTATAGTGATGTGGCTGTAGTGAGGCAAGGTAGTGAGTTAAGAGTTTATCAATCAAGTGCCAGATCTCAATTTAACTCTGCTAATTATGTTAATGAAGTTACTTATTTTGGAGCTCATAATGCTAATTTTAATACTCAATATAATATAGCTACTAATACTACTAATTATGAAAAAGTTAAATTTGTCCTTAAGAATGAAGAGTTGCAAATATATTTAATAGATAATAAAGCAGCAGAAGTATTACTATGTGATTATACAACTTTAAGAGCTGCTGGTGCTGTTAAAAATGAATGCCTAAACCCTATTAATGCTGCTAAATGGGCTTTATATCCAGTATGCTCTGTGGGTGGTACGGTGGCTGCTGGTAGAGGTATAACATTAGAATCTATCCAGCATTATACATCTTATCCTATATATGATGCTACTAAATATTATAATTATGACTGGTGGGGATGGTCTCAAGAATATAACCAGACAGTATTTTGTAGAGAATTAGAAAGTAGAGATTGGAATAATTTTAGCAGAACTACTACTAATCATGGTGTAGGTGCTAATGGTCTATTAGCTCCTAAAGGTGTTAATGCTTCTGGTGGAATGGTTGATTATGATAGTTTAATTATAACAGCAAGAAGTAATGCTTATGGTGAAGTTAATACAGAATTATGTAATACACAAGCTACATTAGGATTTTTAGGTGATCCAGTCAGCCGTCCCACTGCCAGTACTACTTTAGCCACTACTAATCAAAGTAATACCACACCTAAATTAATTGCAAACATCTCACTATTTATAAGATTAAATAACTTCACACAGAATAGTATGAATGCCAGACAAGGGACTTTATCTAAAATTATAGCTCATCTCCCCAGATTTGATAATAGTGGTAATGAGACTGGTGGTTTATATTTTGAGCCCCATGAAAAAACATATATCTCATTAAATAATCCCACAGAGCTATTAGTTAATAGTTTTGATATAGATATAGTTTATGAGAATGAGACTTTCTGTACTGCTTTAACTGGGAAAACTATAGTATGTCTTCATATAAGACAGAAAAACTAAAATGGTAGGGGTAGATTCATAAAATAAAAGATGTTTGGATGGTGGGGTCAAGTAGTTTTTTTTTAACATCCTACCCCTACCATTTTTAAATTCTCGTAAATATTTAAAAAATAAAATCTATTATAAATATATAGATAAAATGGATTTGACTGCTGAACAAATTGCGAGGATTTTAACTAACTATAAAAATAAAAGACAGAGAGAAAATAAATATTATCATGATGTTATAAAACATAAAGAAGATTATATTTTTAAAAATAGACAGAGAGCTAAAGCTCATTATGAAAATGGATATAAAGAAAAAAGAAAAGAAAAATATGAAAAAGATAAAGATTTTATTAAATCTAAATCACTCTATAATTATTATAAAAGAAATGATAAATTAGATAAGTTTAAGGAGAAACATGAGGAGAAGTATAAGATGCTGGAGGAGAAAGGAGTAATTAATTAACTATGTTTTTTTTAATCTATTTTTTTTAATATTATATATTATAAATATATAAATGAGTGAGTATGTTGATACTAAACTAATAAACTGTAACCGCCTCGCAAGTATAGAGAGTCGTAGTGGTAATGACTCTAACCCAGCAGTATTTACTAATCCTCTTAATGAAACTATTAAATTAAATGTAGGAGATAAAATTAGTCTGGAGAGAGCATTTATTAGTGAGGTAGGTGCTGGTAATCCATCAACTATAGAGTTTAAGGGTGTGAGTAGAGGCTCTAATAAAGTTGCAACCTATACAGATATTCAGTTTAATGAAAAATATTATACTAAAAGTAATACCTATGATCCTAAATACAGACTGGGATATTATAGGTCTATAACCACTACAGAAGTAAGTGATGATGAAGTAGATTTAAGAGATAATTTAGCTCCATTAGTTATAGGTTATTATATTACTTCTAATGAATATCCTAATTATATACAGCATCCTCGAAGATGGACAGCTAATAGAGCAAGGAGAGGGTCAGTAGATAGAGATGTACCTAAAGCTTATACAGAAAGAGATAGTGTGGTAGATGGACTGCCTCTGGGTTTATTTACTATTAATAGTGAGTGTCCGTGTTTAGCTGATTATGCTAAAAGAGAAGATATTACTAATCATATTTTTTATAAACAAAAAATAGATAATACAAGATTCACATTATTTATTAAAGATAAAATAGCTTATAGTGTGGGAGCTACACATGATAAAGCACAGATGCCACAGAATAATCATAATGGTATTTTTAGTGAAGCTAAATATTATAGAGTAAGAGAAAAACTAATTATAGAAGTTAATAAGGGTTTTAATACTCCATCTGCCGTAGCAAATCAAATAACTCAACAATTAACAGAAACTAAAAATGAGACTATTTTTAGTATTTATGATAATGATAGTTTTGAACGCCCTTTAACTAAAACTATAGAAACTAATACATTTAAACCCATTAATGCTCAAAATGCTTATAATTTTAGTGTAGAGGCTTATGATGGATTTGTGGCACAGAACTTATCACCATTAGCACCAGTCTCACAATTAGCTGTAGATTATATTGCGACTTTTGGCTATATAGGTGTTAAAAGACCAGAAATTTTTGAGGCTGGTAGAAAACTACATTATGAGATTAATGAATCTCCTAATCAACCTCGTATTTCTAATAATTTAGGACATGCTATATCTCTGCCAGATCAAGCAGATGAAGGATTTACTACTGTGGGAGATAGACCAGTACTAAATGCCCAGACTACTAATGAGGATACAACATTTACTTTAGGTATTTTATATAATGAAGAAACATTAGGTTTAATAAGAGATTTATTTGATGCTCAAGCTTTATATCCAGAATTATGGGATAATTTGCAAGATACTTATGCTTATAGTGTGGCTGCGGTAGGAGGTTTAGAGAGACCTACTATAGATAATTCACGCTTTTTACACATGAATAAATACGGAAGTTTATTATCAACACCTAATCCTAAAAATGTGTCTTTTGGAGATGATGCTTTTACACAGAGAGCAGCACCTAATAATATAGAAATGAGCACACAACCAGTATTTTTTAAATATGATGATACTAAAAGAGATTATTATGTCCCACCAGAAGAATATACAAGTATAGCTGTTAATGGACTGGTTTATGGTTTTGCTTATCCAGTTAAAGTAACTAATCATGACCCTATTACTGGGGCTAATCCCAGAACTATATATTTAGTAGGTATTACTAATGGTGGTGTAGGTGGCACACCCAGAAGATTATTTAGTGAGCAGACTTCGCCAGCAGATCCTAATTATAGAAGTATAGAACAAGGAAGAAAAATAGGCTTTGATTTTCATGCTTCAGCATACTCAACTGCTATAATAACTCCTTTCAGTGGTTATATGAATACTGATATAGGGGTACAAGCAGCAGCACAGCACGGTAGTGGTGGTCAAGACGCACTTTATCAATACCCCACACAAGTGAATTGGATACGGAGCACTGGTAATGGTGCTCTTTTAACTGATCTAAACCCTTATATGACTATGAGCTATATAGGTGCTAATAATCCAGCTATAAATTATAATACTACTACTAATAGATTCGAGTTAAGCCGCTTTCATACTGGTAATAATGTAGGTAATAAAGCCACAGCTGGTAATCGTTTAGATTTTGTTAATAGTAAGTCTATGACACCTCCTATAAGACAAACAGAAAGATTAATAGCTCCAGCTACAGTTAATCAAGAAGCTGCTAATACAGTTTATAAAATTAATCCCAGACCTCCCCAGTTTGGCTTTAGTCCTACCTTTAAACCCTATGCCAGATATAATGAAGCATATAGAGTACAGCCTTATCCAGATGACGCTGATACAGCTATAGCATCAATACCAGCAAGCGGAGCTAATACAATTAAATATGAAGGTTTTAATGCTAATATAGATCCTTATAAAATTTTTGATTCACATGGAGGTATTTATATAGAAGACTGGGGTTTTGATAAGAAAAACTGGGAGGATAATTTATGGGATATTTTAGGATTTGATTATGATGCCGTGAATGCCCCAGCAACATCTAAAAATGTTTTAACTAAAAGAGTAGATAATGAGAATAGTAATTTATTATATAGACCTACTACTAATGCTGAAGTGGTACAGACTGATACTAAAAATTATGTTACTAATCAGTTTGGTGCTGTTATGTATTATAACTCACTACCCTACCCTACATGTGTGCCTCAATATACACCTCGTAATGAAAGTGGCTATAAACAATGGTTTTATGGTGGAGGCTCTGCTTTTACTCCTCCTAATACACAACCATTAGAATTATGGAATGAGGTGAGCGTATTAACACAAAGCACCACCATTACTGCTACTGATATACAAAAATCTGTTTTAAGACCTTATTATACTATTAGAAGTAATATTTTAGAAGGAGCTACAGCTATAGGAGGTAATCCTACTGGTGCTAATCTCCCTATTATTAGTATAGTGGATAAATACAGTGCTGCCAGTGATTACTTTTTAGGTAATCCCAGTAATATAGACTTCACTGTAACTAAACCCACTATAGTGGCAGATATAACTACATCTATCCATGATAGTGATGGTGAATATGCTAATGTAGATAAAACCAGTGCTGTGATCTATAAAATAAGTAGAGTTAGAAGGACACCGCCCAGTATTATAGAAGAAATATTAGATGAATCTAATGAAAAAAATAAAAAAAATAAAAAATAAAAAATATATATATAATTATATAAAATGATGAGCGTTTATGATAAATGGACTGAAGATGAAAGAGATGCTTTTTATGCTGAATCATGGGCTTTAGGTACGCAAGACTGGTGGGATGATTTTATCTGCTGTGAGTTTAAGGATGAATGGAGTTTTAGTGATTTATGTGCTGCCCTTAAAACTGACATCAGTGAAAGTTGCAAACTCGATGATATTAAAGTTAAATATCTAAAATAATTTTCTATGTTAAAGTATAAAATGGATAAAGTTAGTTATGAAGAAATTATTAGCACATTAGCTAAATGTGGGCGTCCAGATTTAATACAAGAATTTAAGGAGCATATTAAGATTGATGAAGATTATAAACCACCTTTAAGATCACGGAAAGATAGTTTAAGTGATAGTGAAGGTAGTGCTGTTAGTGAAGATGTTAATATAGAGGTTGATGAAGAAGGATTTTATAGTTTAAAGTAATTTTCTAATTTATTTTTTTATATTTATCATATTTAAATAAACTATGATAAAAATGGTAATAGAAAATGGCACAGCTAAAAATAAAAAATTAAAAGCTATTTTTTATGACGAGAAAGGAAAGAAAATAAAAACCACTCAATTCGGTGATAAACGCTATGAAGATTATACCCAGCATAAAGACAAGCAACGAAGAAGTAAATACTTAACTCGTCATAAAAAAGATTTAGAGAAGGGTAATTATATGTCTGCTGGTTATTTAAGTTATTATATACTATGGGGGGCATCTACTAATCGTAATACTAATATTAAGCAATATAAAAAAAGATTTAAATTAAACTAATAACATCCAGTAAAAGGGTTATATTCTTGTGGTGGTGCTACAGCTCTCCTAATTTGATTTTTAATAGCTTCTTCTTCTTTTTCTTTCTTAAGTCTTTCTTGTTTTTCTGCTTTTCTTGACTTACGGATTTTCTCATAATTCATGATTGCTTGAAGCTGTGCTTCTTCTAAATCTTCTTTAGAAAATAATACAGATTTTTTAGTTTCTTTAGGTGGTGTGTCTTCTTCTATTTCTTCTTTTAATTTCTGTACTCTTTTAACTTTCTGCTTTTTTAATAGCTCTTTTTCTTCATTATCTAATTGTTTTGCAACTTTTCTTTCTGCTGCTTTAGCTTTTCTGGATGCCATAGCTTTCTCCCTCGCTAATTTTAATTTTTCTTTATGGTCTTCTGTCATGGGTGGGCGTGGCTTTCTGGGTTTGCCCTTTTTAGTTAATTTAATATTAGGATCATTTATAATAACTCCATCATTATTAGGCATATTAAATATGTCTTCTACCTTCATGTCTTCTCTTTTAGATTTAGCTTTTGGCACAGCTTTCTCTACTGGTGACTCTTCTTTTTTCTCTTCTATTTCTTCTTGTGATAAATCTTTTTCTTCATTAAACTCTTCTACATTAACATCTATATTTTCTTCTTCATCATCACTGGGTATAAAATCCATCTTAACCTCTGGTAAAAAATCCATCTATTTATAACATAATTTAGATAATATTTTTCTATAAATAATTAAAAATTATTATTTTTTATTAATAATGTATTTCTTTTTATATTTCTCTTTTTATTTAAGATAAATAGTATTAATCAAAAATGGTAGGGGTAAATGTCTAAAAAAAAACTACTTGAGGGTGGGTGGTCAAGACGATTTATTTTGACAATCTACCCCTACCATTTTGAGATTTTAAGGATTTTCATTATTTTCTATTTCTGGTACATCTATTTTATGTTCTTTATAAGGTTTAATTTCTTTTAAACCATTACATATAATAGGCTTTCTAACATTAGGGTATTTATCATTAAATCTCTTATTAAACAAATTAATAATATCTAAATCTATATTAGGTGATGATTCTAATAAATTATCATATTCAGCTCTACATACTTTAAGAAAATCACGGCACGGTTTTCTCTTTTTTTCATGAAGGGATAATTCTATTTCTATAGCTCTACCTAACTTACTCCACGATAAAGCACTTATCCTATGACCCTCGAATGTTTCAGCATATTTTAAAAAACTACCTAATGTACCTAATATCCCACAGAAGATATTTAAACCTCCTACACACGCAGTAAAACCATGCTGATAATCTATGGGGATATAACTATCTACTGCGAAGTTGCCCACACCAGTTAAAGTTGATAAAACTATAATAGGGATCTGTAGGTGTTGATATTTCTTTTTATATTTTCTGGTGCTATAATTATGAAGATAGGCGTAGCACATTGCAACCTCACCCCATTCACTTAATAACTCCTCTATCTCATCACTCCAGTCATCTATATTTTCTGGTAGTGGTCTGGGTGTTTGTATTCTATCCATTACTTTTATTTATTATAATTTTTTTATTTGATTTATTATATAATTTAATTTATACAAATGACAGATAAAAACCCATTTAATCAAAAGCCTATAGAGGATGTTAAAAATACACTTCACTCTATAAACCGCATGAATAATCAAATTAAAACTGATGTCATCTGTATCAAGGCAGACTTATCAATTATTAAAGATTATATTAGAAAAAAAGAAAGAGAAGAAAGAGAAAAAGAAGAAGCATTAAAAGGAGGATGGTGGTTTGCTTCATAAAATTAAAATATCTATTATATTATAAATGGATCTACCAAAAATTTCTATACTGATGCCCACATATAATAGACGCAAGTTTATACCATTCATTATCCGTAATTTAAAAGTACAAGATTATCCACATAAAAATCTACAGTTAGTAATTTATGATGATGGTGAAGAGTCATTATTAGAAGATTATAATACATTTAAAGAAGCTATAAAACCTATTAAATTAAAATTAATAAGAGATAAAAAAAAACAAACTATAGGATATAAAAGAGATTCATTAATCCACCAGAGCAACCATAACATCGTAGTATTTATGGATGATGATGATATATACCAGCCCACATATATATCACACTCATATCATATACTAAAAAAAAATAAAGCTGGATGCGTAGGATGTGATAAAATGATTTTCATTTATCCACCATACACTAAAAAAGATTTCTATGCCCTAAATGCTGCTCATAAATCTTTAATCCATGAAGCTACTATTATGTTACATAAATCGTGGTATAAAAAAACTAAAGGATTTTTACATTGTAGCAGAGCAGAAGCTTTAGGGATCACAGAAAGTTGCAAACTTAAGACCATCTCACTAACAAATCCATATTATACAATGGTGGCAGTTGTTCATGGAGATAATACAATAGTCAAGGATAAGTTTAAAGGTGAAGATAATAATTTAGCAGATATGTCTATTGACGAAAAAACTACTGACTTTATCACTGCGGTATGTTCTTAATCTTTTCGCTAAAATTAGTTACTTCATTAAAATTATCACTCCATCCATTTCTCTGTGTTATATGAATAGGCAGAAGACAATACCATTTATCTTTAGCTTGTAGTGTATGGATATATACATCATTATTATAATTCATATTTTCTGGTTCTTTTATTTTTAATTTTACACTCTCCTCTAAATGATTAATTAAAGTATCATAATAGTGGGATTTAACTATATAAGCGTGAAGACACCAAGATTTAACTACTTTTGCTAAATCTTCTTCTACTTTAACTGGTGGCAGATAATTCCAGCATCCTAAATATAAAACATCCCAGAATTCTTGATTAATATATTTCTTAAACTTCTCTATTAATTTTTTCTTACTTTCTATTTTTAAATCATCCTCAAAAATAATAACATAATCCCATCCTAACTCTTTAGCTTTCTTAAGACATCCTATATGAGATCTGGCACATCCTACTAATGGTATTTCATGAGTAATAGCATTAAATCTATTAGGTTTTTTAATACCTAATTTTTTTAACTCTGTTATGGTCTCTCCATTTCTTTCTGGTCTGTTTTCTAAATTAATATAAAAGTGTTGATTCATTTATAATATTTAAAATATAAAAAAAATATATATTATACATATAAATGGATAGACCAGCTCCTAAAGTGTTTAAAGTTAAAGACCCAGACCCAGATGATAAGTTTAGTGATATTCACCCTCATCTGCCACAGCCTCCATCATTACTATTAATAGTAGGCAGCGTCAAGCAAGGCAAGTCAAATTTGCTGGTCAATTTACTTTGCAACCCAGACATGTACAAGGATAAGTTTGATATAGTTAAGATTATATCTAATACTCTAAATGCTGACCCTAAAGGCAAATTAATGAATAAATATTTTGAGTGTGAAGACCATTATAATGATGAGATGATTACACATATTATAGAAAGTCAAAAAAAATATGAAGATTTTGAGAGACCCAGTATAGCTTTAGTTTTAGATGATATTTTAACTAAAGATTTTAAAAAAAATAATGCTGTTTCTTTTTTAGCTACAAGATTTAGACATTATGGTATAGGACTATTAGCATTTACTACGCAGTCATTTAGGGCTGTTAGTGGTCTTATCCGTAACAACGCCACTGATGTGATTATCATGAAGCAGCAAAACAATAAAGAGTTAGAAAAGATAAATGAAGAGTACGGCGATTTATTCCCTAATATATTCATGGAGTTATATAAGAAAGCTATAGAAGATGCCCCATATTCATTTTTATATTTAGACTTACAAACAAATCCAGCCTCAGCATATATTAGATTCGAGACTAAAATAGCAGAAGGAGATAAAAAATTATTTTAATTATTTATTTTTTAATAAAATATATAATATATTATAAAATGGATTTATATGGCAGTGGAGCATCAATATCACAAGCTAATTCCCAGACGCAAGAAGCAAGACAAATGAATCAAGCAGCAGCAGAGTTTAATAATAGTTTAGCAGAGCAGTTAGATCAGTCTAATTTAGAGCAAGATGAAGATAGAAGTAGTAAGCTACAGAAAAATCTATTAAGTAGCACTACTGCTGCTGGCAAATTAGCTGTTTTACGAAAGGAGGGCACTAAAGGATTAAAAGTAGGGCGTTTTAAAGAAATGCCTATAACAAAAGAAGAGTTATTAGCAAGAGAAGTAGGAGCAGAAAGAGCACCATTAACTAATCCTCCAGCAGAGGGAGGAGCAGTAGCACAAAGACCAGTAGGCACAACTGAAGTATATACTGGTGAAGCTAAATTAGCAGAGCAAGAAGCAGCTAAAGCAAGTGAAGTAGCTGGTAGTACTGGTGTTAAAGCATCAGCAGAGGCAATAGAAGGTTACGCTAAAACAGTTGGCAAGGTAGGGAGAGTAGGTGTAGCTGGTCTGGGTGGAGCTTTTGATGTAGTAAGTGATATAGATAGATTTGCAAGTGGAGCAAAACCTTTAGATGTTTTTGGCTCTAACAGTGCTTCTCGTATAGGCAATATTACTAATATAGTAGGTAGTGGTTTAGAGATGTTAGGAGCTGCTACTGGTGGTATAACTCCATGGGCATTAGCATTAGAAGGCACTGGTGCTCTATTAAGTCTGGGGGGTGGTTTAGTAGAAGGAGTAGGTGAAGAAGAAGCTGCTGATGATAGTAAGAAGACAGCAGCACAAGACATATCAAGCCAGCAGCGTGGTATGGTTGCTGCTGACACCGTTGAGCAAGCCGTAGGTCGCACACAGTAGAAATAATAACTTTTTTTTTATTTTTTTTTTAATTTATTTCTTAAGATTTATTTTATATTATATATTATAAAATGAGTTCTTACTGGAGAAATGATGATAAAATCAAGGTTTCGCAGACACAAGTATCTATCCCATCAACTAACGGTCAAAACTATACTGGTACTGCTGGGCAGAGTGGTAGGCGTGTAGATTTTGAGATTCCGCCTACAGTTAAGTTTATGGATGGCAAAAATTCATATTTACAGTTTGATATTAAGCTGGCTGTCCCTTCTGGTGAAGACCCTACACGCCTCCATCTTGATCCTTTTATAGGGGGACAAGCATGTATTAAAAATATCCGTATTTATTCTGGTAGTAGAGCTGTCCTTTTAGAAGAAATTACTGAATATAATGCTAAAGTACAAATCCAGTATTCATATAATCAAGATGAGAGTATGAGAAAGATGAGGGCATTAAAAGAAGGAGCACTTATAGATACTATAGAAAATAGAGGGACATTAGGCACATCTGTATCTAATAACATTGACCTACAAACAAATCCATATTATAAATCTGTGGGCACAGTCCCAGTAGGTAGAGACTGGGGCACAGCAGCAGACTTTTTAACTGCTAAATTATCCCTCCCTATCCATACTGGTCTTTTTGCTGATGGTGGCGATAAGATCTTCCCAGTAGTTATGACTGATGGTTTATTTATAGAGGTGGATTTAGAAGACCCAGCAAGATTTATTAAACAGTTAGATAGTGTTAATAGAAATAGACGCATGAAGCAAAACCCCATTTTTCATGGTATAGATGATGCTGGGGCAGCATTAGCTATTAATAATGCTGCTAATCTTACAGAGATATTTTTAGGCAAACAAAATAATATGACCTCTGTAGCTAATTGTCCTTTTGTTAAGGGTGAGCGTGTAGGCGTCTGTGATATGACAAATCCTAATAGGAGTTGCAATTTAACCACCACTGCTGCTGGGGCAGCAGCATATCCTAAAATTACTGATATTACTATAGATAATGGATATGTTAAATTAACATTAGAGGAGTTCCAAAATAGCAATGGTGGTACTGGATTAGAAGCTACGAGTAATAACTTTATTGTTTTCTCTGCTTCTATTGACACACACCGCACAGCTATAGCTGATGGCTCACAAATCCTCGCAGCTAAAACAGCATACCCAGCTACATGTGAGTTTTCTAATATGGAGATTGTGGTACAGCAAGTAGGTGTAGATAGTAGATATGAGGCTGGTATGATGAAGAAGATGAGAGACGGTGGTAGTATAGAAATAGATATTCCCAGTGTTACTAACTATAAACACTCATTAGTATCAACTAACCGTAATGCTACAGTTAATCTCCCAGTATCTAATACAAGAGCTAAAGCTATGATTGTTATGCCCAGCTCCGCTAAAGTCCTTAATAGTGCTAATTTAATTAGTGGAGATAAAGAGTGCTATGATGAAGAAAATACTGCTATGGATGGACGGCTTCACTCTATCCGTAGTGGTCAAGTAGGTATTATAGATCATCTCACATCTTATCAGTTTGTTATAGATGATAAACTTGTACCATCAAGACCTATAGTAGTTTCTAAAATTAATAAAGGTGTTTCTATCTCCGCACAGCCTCTAATAGAGTTAGAAAAAGCACTAAATCAAGCTGGCATTGTCCCACGCTCTTTTGTAGATTATAACCGTAATTTTCTTATAGGCAGAGCGTATGCCCTTAATGATGGAGTTGCAAATCTTAATAATAAAACTAATCAGCTCCAGCTATTATATAATGAGACTAATGCTGCTGGTGTAGATAGACCACCAGATCACAATAAGCTCTTATACTGCTTCATGTTTCACCTCCGTAGAATCTCGATTAAGGGAGATAGTGTGGTGGTTTCTCTTTAAAAAAAAATATATATTATAGTATAAAATGAAGTTAGACGAAAGGGTTGCGAATTATCATAAAACTTTTCCTAAATACTCAAAATTAATAATAAATAGAGAATGTATAGAGGGGATATGGGTTATGGGCAATAATTATACAACTAAGACATCTTTATATGGTGCTTATCCTTATGGATATTTAGAAAGGATATATAGTTTATTTCCATTAGTAAAAAATAAAACTCTTCATTTATTTAGTGGGTCTTTGCCAGATAGTAAAGATTATGATAAAGTAGATTATAATACTGGTCTGGATGCTGAGACTTTTAGTGATATTATACCTCATGACATTTATGAATTAATTTTAGCTGACCCTCCGTACTCAATAGAGGACTGTGAGCATTATGGATGCTGTATGGTTAAAAGAAATGTGGTTTTTAAACAAGCTTATAATGTATTAAAAAAAGGAGGTCATTTAATCTGGTTAGATCAAGTATTACCTACTTATAAAAAAGAAGAGTTTAAAATTATAGGTAGGATAGGTATGGTTAAATCAACAAATCACAGATTTAGAGTGGTTACTATTTTTGAGAAATTATAAATATTTTCTATGTATCTTTTTTAATTTTTTATTTTAAAATTATTTTATATATAATAATATAAAATGAGTGTTGCTAAAAAGTATCTTTCTATTCAGCCTAATAATGTACCAGCCAGCGGCAAGGTTTCATTTGCTCGTGGTAATCCAATCCTTACTATAACGCTGGGCAGACAAGATGGTGTATTAGATTTATCCAGTCTCCGTCTTTCTGGTGAGCTTAATATCTGGAGAGATGCTGCTGGGACTCTTCACCCCACTGACGCAGCAGCAGCAGAGTTAAGAGGCTCTCATAAATTAGGTATTTACTCGTGTATTGAGCAGTTAGTATTTAGACACGCAGAGACTAAACAAGTTATAGAGCATATTAGACATTATGGTAGATTTATGGCTTCATATCTCCCAGTTATGGCTGGTAGTCAAGATGTAGCTGGACATTTAAGTGAGACGGCACTTATCTATCCTAATTATCAGTCCTACCGTGATAGTGTCATCCGTAGCACTGCTGGATCTCAATTTTGTATTCCTCTGCCATCTGGATTGACATTAGGAGAATCCAGCCTTCCTCTATCTAAAGTCCCATTAGAAATTGAGATTCATTTAACACCAGATAGTCAATTTTTCTATTCCAGTGATGCTACTACTGGCAATATTGCTAATGCTTTCTATGAATTATCTAATTTAGAGGTGGCATGTGAAGTATCTTATGGTGAATCAACACCAGATAAGGGTGTATTATCATTTAATAGTATTACTTCATACTTCAGCACATTAGAGACTACTAACAGTATTATTAATTTTAATCTGGGTCTATCTAAAGTATTAGGAGTCTTTGTTAATTTTGTACCATCTTCATTTATTAATAATTTAGGACAAGATGGATTTTTAACATATATGCCTACTAAAGCCCCTAATGCTGTGGGGACTGGTGCTGGTGGTGTTGCAAACCTCGAGACCATCAGCTTCCTCAAAAATGGTGAGCGTTTCCCATCTTCATTTGAGGTTACGAGTGTCCGCTCCGCCACTAATGAGACACCAGTAGTAGATAGTCAAGTTATTAAATCTTTTATGGCTTCTATTATCCCAGAAAAATCCCACACCAGAACTACTGCCTCTCCTCTTAATACTAACCGTAATTATACTGGCAATCAAAATGCTGCTACTGGATATAGATTTATTCCAGACAGCGGTGCTCTCTATGGTGTAGGACAGCTCTATGATATGTTAGATAGTGAAGGTGTAGATTTTAGTAATTCACAATTTTCTATCCAGATGACTAATGGACTTGATGATGGCAACCCTATTAGTGCCTATCTCTTCATTAAGAGTAAGGTGGCTGTAGCATGGGACGCACAGATGGGCGTACAAGTAATCTCTTAAATTTTTGATAAATATTTTCTATTAATTATTTTTTTTAATTTTTATTTTTTTTAGTTTTTATATATATAATTATATAAAATGACTGATATGCCAGATAAAAGCGATGTTTCTGCTGACCGCATCCCAGATCTCATTAAGATAGGAGCTATTCCCAGTGAATATGGGCAGATGCTTCATACTGATGTTATTGATCCAGTAACATTTTCACAAAATAGAGTTAGATTTACTTTGCAACGAGTCGCTGGATTCCTACACTCGAACTCAAAAATTACCCTTGCTGTTACACCCCTTACTACTACTGGGGCATTCTATCCTCTTAATATAGGAGTATCTAATTTAGTCCAGCACGCACGCCTCTCTGTAGGCAATAAGACTGTATGTGAGATTGATGATTATACACATTTTCATCAGTATCAATCTCTTTTTATTTCTAATGAAGATAATAAGGAGAGAGAACAGTTTTTATCACAGAGATGTATTAATCATAAACCTATTTATGATGACCGTGTGGCTAATGTTACTGATAAACCCCCTAACTCTGCTAAAAAGATAGGACTGGATGTAGGACGCAATCCAGTAGTAGCTGCTGGTGGTGGTGCTGGTACATTTGAGCTCTTACCATTCATGAAGCACAACGCCACATCAGCTCAAACTATTAGCGAGGCACCAGTTTATTCAGTTTATTTAAGCGACCTTTTCCCATTCCTTAAGTTTAATCAGCTTCCTATGTTTATGTTAAATGAAGAAGTCCATATTGATATTACATTTACTCCTACTGTATCCAGTGCTACTGGTGCTGCTCTATCACGCCGTTTATGTGTGCCTAATAGTGAAGCTGGTAGTAATGCTGTAGAGTATGAAGTTAATAGGGATGAAGTTAAACTAATTTATGATAGTATTACTTATGATGGTGAGATCATGGATAGATATGCCCAGCAGAATCCTAAACTAACATTCCAGTATGTAGATTATAGACTCGCAAAAAGAACTGGAGACGAGGCAGCATTTACTAATCTTACATTCCCTATAGGAGGCAATGGTAGGCTTGTCTCTAAAGTTATTTTAGGATTACAGAAGAATGAGAACTTCACCCCAGTATCTTTGCTTAATGGTGTAGTAGCCAAGGATGTACCAGCAGCACAGAGTCTATCACTTAATCTATTATATAATGATTTATACGAGTTTAATACTGATAGGTCTAATACTGCTCTCCTCTTTCATACTACCCAGTCTGCCGAGGGTCAAGTCCCTATGGTTACGAGAGATGAATACCAGACTACTGCTGTATCAGCATTAACGAGTGAGACATTCGAGGGACACGCTCAAAATAGTGGTACTGCTGGTCTGGGTGGTACTTTTAGATGGACTGCTATTAGACCTAATAAGGGTCAGCGTGTTAATAACAAGGGTATTGATTTAGTTTATAAAGCTACTGGACTCCCAGCAGAGACATACACCCTCCGTGTATTTTTAGAACTCCTTAAGGTTGCAACTATAGAGAATGGACAATTTAATTGTTATTTCGCATAAATTATTTTCTAAAATATAATATAAATCATGTGGTACTTTATAGATAAATGTATAAAAGCAAGAGAAAAACAGAGAAAATTAGAAAAGAGAGAAGATGAATTATTATTTTTAGTTAATGATTTATTAAAGACTCAAAATGAGATATTAAAATATATAGACCATAATAAAAAGAAAATGGTAGGGGTAGAATGTCAAAAAAAAACCTCTTAACCATCACCTCCTAACTCATTTTATTTTTAAGATTTACCCCTACCATTTTTTTTTTAAGTTTTTATTTTAAAAATAATCTATTATTATATTATAAATATGACAATAGAAAGCAAAAATCCAGTTGAGGATATAGAAAAATCCAGACCACAACTAAAGACTAATACAGTTAAACAATATGTAGTTAATCTTAAAAAACTACAAAAGATATATGACACAGAAGGCTATGATTTTTTAAAGGATAGTGATGATGTCATGGATAAAATTAAAGATCTCCATTATTTATCACAGCGTAATATATTAAATGCTATTATAGTGCTTTTAATGGCATTAAATCATAAAGAAGAATATGATAAACTAATAGAAGAATATGGCAAATTAAGAGATGAATTAAATGATAAATATAGTGATGAACAGAAGAGTGGAGTTATAAGTGATAAACAGAGTAAGAACTTTGCAACCACAGAAGAAATTTTTGATATGATAAATAAAATGGCAGAAGATTTAAAACCTATTAAAAAAAAGACTAAAGATGATATAACTAAAAAAGAATCTCAACTTCTTCAAGCATATACATTATTTAATATTTATGCGAGAATGCCATTTAGAAATGATGTAGCTGGTATGTCAGCTATAAATCAAAAAGCTTATAATAAATTAAGTGATAAAGAAAAGAAAGAAAATAATTATTTAGTTGTACCATCAAAAGGCAATTTATATTTTGTATTAAATAAATACAAAACATCTAAAAAATATGAAGAATTAGACCTCCCTATAGAAGATGCTAATTTAAGAAAGATATTAAGATATTATATTAAGATGAATGGTATGGGAGTTTTATTTAAAACCTCATCTGGCAAGCCATTAACAAGAATAGAAGTAAGTAAAGTGTTACTTAAATATAGTGATAAATATATGGGCAAGAAAATATCAACAACTTTATTAAGAAAAATATATTTATCGAGTAAGTATGGTGATATGAAGAAAGAATTAGAAAAGGATAATAAGGTCATGGGACACAGTAAAGCTGTGGCATTAGACACTTATGTTAAAGAGGCTAAAGATGAAGAATAAATTATTTAAGTCTCTCATCATTAAGAATATCTTTATTAGCCAGAATATATTTAATTACTTTTTCTCTCATGTCTTTATCTTTTTCTTCTTTAGATTTAGCTGGCTTTCTTTTAGGAGGATCTGGTGTATCAACTTTTTTAGGCATCTTTTTAGTCTTCTGTTTAAAAGTTGCAACTATCTTTTTATTTTTATGATCTATTTTATAACCCAGTTTTTCTATCTCTATGATTAAATCATCACGAGATTTGCCTTTAGGGTCAATCCCCATTAATTCATCATATTTTTTAATAAGTCTTTTTAACTCTGGGAGCTTCATTTTATCATCACTCATTTTAGGCGGCATCTTTAAGTATATAATATAAAATAAAAAAATATATAATATTATAAATAAAAAAAATGATTGTTGATAAATCGCATTCTAAAAAGGATTTATTTATTTTATTTAAGAAGCATGGAGTTATTATAGATAGTGAATTAACTAAAAGTAATATAGTTAATAATATAGAATCATATATTAAAGATTTTAAATATAGTGATAGGATTAAAAACTGTACAGAATTAAAAGAATATCTTAAAAATACATCTCCTAAACAGAGACCTAATACACAAGAAAAAACAGCCATAATGTTTAAGGCTAAAAAGATTATTAAGTGGGGAAAGAATGATTATATATATGATGGAGTAACTTATACAAATGCTACAGACCCCTATAATGATGTTATGAGTATTTATAAATGGGGTGATCTGCCCAGTGTTAGGCGAGCATGTAGATTTTATAATTTAAGTCCAGTTTGCAAAAATCATGTTAATCCTATAATAACTCCAGAAGTAGAAGAAGAATTAAATAATAATAAAATAATAAAACAACAAGTAATTTATAAGTTAATAATAAAAAGAGCTTCTAAAGATAATCCTATAGTTGTAAGATTTGATTAAAATGGTAGGGGTAGAATCATAAAAATAAATGACTTAACCCTCATCCATAAACTTGTTTTTTTTTTAACAACTACCCCTACCATTTTTAATATTTGCGTTTTTCTCTATTTTTTTTTCTAATATATAGTATAAATATGGATTATAAAAAAATGAATAAAGATTTAAGTTATGGATTTAAAAGTGAGGATATGATCCATAAAGAATTAGAAGAAATTTTTGGTACATTATTAAGAACATCATTAAATCCAGAAATGGGTAAATATTATGAATATGATAAATATAATGAAAATTATTTTATAGAAATAAAAACCAGAAGGATAAAACATGATAAATATAATAGTTTATTTTTTGGAAAAAATAAATTAATTAAAGGAGATGAATTATTAAAGAAAGCCCCACATTTAAGAATCTTTTATTTATGGAGATGTACAGATGGGATATATGGCTGGGAGCATCGT